ACTTCTGGTGCATTGCCCATCCTACAACAGATTCCGATGCATAACTTTCCGGGATCAATGGGTCCTGAACAGGCGCTTTGACAAATGTCTGCTCATCCGGGTGTTCCTCTGATATGGCACACTCCGGGCATTTATAGGTTTCACGATAGATATTTACTACTTTCCCTTTGGCAGGGGTAAACCGGAATTCATGGCGGACGAATTCTTTCCCAATACATTCCATCTGCGTTCCGCAGGTTGGACAGTTTCGCTCCTCCTCCGGAAGAGAAATGATCTCGTCGCAGGAAGGGATATTTTTAAAGAGATCCGCATGTGTCCGTCGTGCTTTTCGCTTATGTTCCGGAACAGTGATGTCATCAGGAAGTTCCTGTTTCCATGTCGGATCTGCTTCCTGCTCGGCTTCATCAAAAAGATTCAGCTGACCATCGATATCTTTCCGTTTTTCACTGGAAGTACCAAAGAGCTTCTTCGTGAGATATTCAATCTGCTGACGAAGATTTTCTTTTTCCAGACGGCCTGCTTCCAATGTTTTTTGTAAAGACTTGATCGGTTCTGTCTGTGCGGAAATCGTTTTATTCAGTTGGTTGATCATGTCCTTGTACGCAAGGATTTTTGAATCTTTTGAATTACCAGCCATATGTTTTCTGCTCCTTTTTTACTGCTCTTATTATACCATAAAAAGCAATGAAAAAGAAGCAGGACACCCAGTATTTACAAGGGATTGCAGATATGATACAGGGTGTGGAAAGCTCTCCATTTTTGTTGGTTGGCATAGAGATTTTACACGATCATTCCGTAGGTTTGAATGCTTTTGGTTGTTCGATTTCAAGACCGGACATGAGCCAGTCGAATTGCTGCCAGGTCAGTTGCTTTACTTCCAACTGATTTCTGGGCCAGCGGAATCTGCCCTGGACTTCCATACGTTTATACAGCAACACAAATCCGTCCGATTCCCAGAGCAAAGCTTTGATCCTGTCACAACGTTTTCCACAGAAAAGATAAAGGGCGCTTCGCCTTGGCTCCATATGGAGTTGATCCTCTACAATAGCACACAGCCCGTCAATGGATTTCCGCATATCCGTTCTGCCTGTTACGATATAGATTTCATCGGCGGCTGTGATATCCCCTAACATTCCAACTCCTTCACAATGCGAAGTGTTTGAGCCAGAAGCTGAGGATCTGTTCCATTTGGTATTGTTAGATGAAAACTTCCTACAGACAGCTTCATTGGTTCTGTTACGGAAAGGTTATTTCTTTCCGTAGTTACTGGAATCACATTTAATGGCTGTTCATATGGGAGCGGGTCAGTATCATGAAAATCCACTCTGACAACTTCCTGGCTTTCCGGTGCACGATAGCTGCGTCCGGTTGACGCTGGCAAATCCATACAACCTTTCTGACGCAGCCTTTTTACCCAGTTGTAAAAAGTTCCCGGTTTGATGTCGTGTTCCACACACCATTGATGATCTGTCAATCCACTTTGACGGCATTCCATGATGAGACGGTATTGTTTTTCGGCAGGTATTCTTTTGCTTCTCATGAGCACACCTCCATAAATCGGATAGAATAAAATGCTCGCATCTATCATTTCTAGCAAGAGAAGATGAAGTGAAATGCTTGCATTCTCTAATGATTATTATGGAATAATTTTTAGGGCAACACAATCCGTCGAATTATTTTGCGCTTACTTTTGTTCTTCCATTTCTGGGTCTTTTCATCATATATTCGTTCCGTGTGGCTGTAAGCCAGACAGCGCCATGAGCCAGATGGAAGTTTCTTTGCTGTTGCCATAGTATCATTCCTCCTTAAAAATGAGCATAAAAAATACACCTGTACAGGTGTGCGGAGGTATGGTACAATGTAGGTGGTTAAGCTATATTGTATTGGCCTCCGTGGCCTGTACAGAAAATCTATTTAAAGCCGTTCAGTGTTGGTAGCACTGGGCGGTTTTTGCAATTTGACAAATAAACAGATTTGACATATAATATACTTAACAAGACAGCCGATAAGGAAGGTCAAGACTTCCCGCTCCGGCGATTAAACGTATCTAAGTAGAGCCGCTTATCTTTCCAGGGACAAAGCGGCTCTACTTATTTTTTAAATTCAGAATAGCAACAATCAATAACGCTACGGTCAGGATTATTTGAAATTCTTCGTATGTACTCATAAGCATTCCCCTTTCCGCAAGACTCGGAACGGGGTCATAGCCGCCCTATCGGCTGCCCAGGTAAGTATATTATATTGTCAAGGTGGCAAAGATACAATTGTTTTCAGGTATTGTGTTTAGAAATATTATTTCTTTTGTAACCGAGTTTTAAAATATATATTTTTACCATACTGTTGGAATATATAGCTCTCCAATTCATGAATGACAGATGGCCGTTTACCCATATCGTAATTTAATGGATCATTAAAAACAATATAAATACAGTTATTATCACTATCAAGTTCTAATAGAGTGCCTTTTAAATAACTACGCGCGCCACCTCCTTGCTTTAAGATGATATTATTCCAATCTTTTGATATTATGTAAAAGTTGGGATCTGAAGGTAATAAATTCTGCTCTTCCTTCCATGGTGGTAAAAATTTATTTAAAGAAAACATTGTTTCGGAACCACAATGTATACAGTAGCGAGCATTACCTGCAGCTAAGGCTCCACAACCATTTCCATAACTATCAATGTTTGAACAGCGATTGATCAAATCAGCTCCACAGATAGGGCAATAATCTCCGTCTAATGGAACTTCCTCATTATCACATATGGGACAACGAAGAGCTTTGCTATTTTCATTTACCTTAATTCTAGTTGGATATTTCATTTTTCCTTCTCCATATTGAAATGAACTTTTGCCACATATCGGACAAAATGAAGATTCTGTCAAATTTTTTGTGCTTTCGCAATTTGAACAGTGTTCGGCTTCAAGTTCTTTTGATAAATCCTCTGTAGCTATATCATTTAAGGATTTAATTGATATACCTTCTTTCAACTGCGAGGTATAAGATAATATGCGCAGATCCTTCATAGAGACACCATGTACAAATTGCTCAATTTCATATTTTAATGATTCCAATCGATATGATATAACAGCATCTGTAACATTATATTCTTGTACAAGTTCTTGTTTAAAACGAGAAATATCAAAATAAGTATTAAGAAGGTGGTGATTTTTTTTGATTTTTGGAAGGAGCGTTTGAAATGGAACGTTTAATTCAGCACTTCCTTCGTTAGCCTGCCACTCTAAATATTTGTTTTGGCTTGGCAAAACTGTTTCAAAACAATTAAAGGATTTACAATTGATGTTTCTATGAAACGCCAAGTGTATAGCCTCATGAGAACAATCTATTTTTTGTTCAATTTTATTTCGATGTGAATTTAAAAGTATAATATCTGGCTTAGAGCTATCACCAAGGCAAGCCATTCCTCGTAGACCTGAACTTTCAAAGGGAACTTCTCCTACTTGTATTCCACGAGAACGACAAAGACTTATTATATCAAGGTTGTATTCATTTTTATCTAGTCCCCAATTTTGCTTTAGCTTTGCTATCAATTTATAAAGATCAGCTTTTCTTATATAGTTCATAGCATTCCTTTATTTCCAAATAATGTATTGAAAAATTATTCTCCCCTAAGTTTCTTAATCATATCAATGGCAAGTTTAATATCATTAGGGTTGATACCATTTTTTTCTGCTTCCTTTGCAAAGCTGAAATATACATTATTCAGCTGTTCCGGTTCTCTCCCTAAAAGATAGTCTACAGATACGCCAAGCTCGTCAGCCACTTTCTGCAATTTTTCAGCGGTTGGTGATGCTTTATCCCATCTAACGATTGTGCCATTCCCAAAACCTAATTTAGCTTCAAGATTGGGCAAACTCATTCCTTGTTCTTTTGCTAGTTCTCGAATTTTATCGCGTAAATTCATAGTTCCTCCTCAAAAAACAAACATGATTAAAATCGCAAAAAGGTATTGACAACTAGCTTAAAATCATTTAATATAAGGTCATGACAAGATTATAAGCTAGTAAATCATAATAACACAATTTACGTAGTGGTTAATATGAAAATTATCTATTGAAATATCACAATACTATAATAGATTATATTCTAGCATTTGTCAACGGTTTAATAAGATTTTTTATAAAGCAGGAGGTGAAAAAATGTTATATGACCGCGTGAAACAGCTCTGCTCGAATGAAGGTATTACAATCACGGAATTAGAGCGTACTCTAAAATTTGGTAATGGAACTATTCATAACTGGAATAAGTCAGAACCGTCGGTCGCAAAAGCGATGGCGGTGGCGCAATATTTCGGTGTTGGTCTGGACGCTCTTGTTTCTAATACAAAGCTTCCGTCAAAGGAATCCAGAGAAATATTTGCTCGTTTTGACGGGTACACCGAAGACCAGAAGAACCTTATTAAATGTTATATGTCATTGATTGAGACGGGAAAGGTAAGATAATGAACTATTTAATCAGAATCAACTACGATACCGAGCAGCCCATGGTATCAGCGAGAGATTTGCATGAGGGACTGGAAATCGGAACAAGGTTCAATGATTGGTTTCCGAGAATGATGGAGTATGGATTTTCAGAAGGAAAGGATTTTTACTCAAAAATGAGTAAAACCTCTGAAAGCGGTGGAAGGCCATCTGTTGACTATCAGATTTCCGTAGACATGGCAAAGCAGATTTGCATGATACAGCGTTCAGAAAAGGGCCGTCAGTATCGTCAGTATTTTCTTGATCTTGAAAAAGCGTGGAATACACCAGAGCAGATTATGGCAAGAGCATTGAGGTTTGCCCAGCAATCTATGGATAATCTGAAAGAGCATTGCCAGTTTTTAGGTGCTCAGGTTGTAGAGCAGCAGAAAGTTATTGAGGAGCTTCAACCCAAAGCCTCCTATTATGACATGATACTTCAGTGTAAGGATTTGATTGCAACCACAGTTATTGCAAAAGATTACGGAATGTCGGCCAAGAAATTCAATGTAATGCTTCACGATATGGGGATTCAGTTCAAACAGGGTGATACCTGGGTATTATATGCGAAGTATCAAGGTAATGGATATTTGAAGGCTAAAACGTGTAATTATGCAGATACGGAAGGCGTTCAACATTCTCGTGAACATTCTTATTGGACTCAGAAGGGCAGATTATTTTTATATGATTTTTTGAAACAGCAAGGAGTTCTGCCAGTAGTAGATATGCAGCCATACAAAGCACAGAGGAGTATTTCGCAAAGAGTTTAGAAGAAGGAGGGTACATAACATGCATGATTTAACAAGAACCACCATCACATCAATGGAAGCCGCCGAGTGGTGCGGAAAGAAGCATAATGAACTGCTGAAAGATATTCGTAGATATATCAGCCAGTTAGGAGAGGGGAAAATTCCCCACACCGATTTTTTCAAGGAATCTACATACGTTACCGAGCAAAACAAGGCGCTCCCCTGTTTTCTTGTCACCAAGAAAGGCTGTGAGTTCATCGCCCATAAGATGACCGGACAGAAGGGAACGGAGTTTACCGCAAGGTATATTAACCGATTCCATGAGATGGAGCATAAAAAGCTCCCCTGCCCGCTCAACCCGCAGATTGCTTCCGATGTGGCAGATCTGGGCCGAGTAACGGAACGGGTCATGAAAAATCAGGGTTCAGCGCCGCATAAAATAGCGGAGGCTTTCAAAATGATTTCTGAACAGTTTGGAATCCAGCTTCCAGATGATTTCGTGAAGATTCCGGAGTATGAGCAGATGAGTATGACGGAGCTTTTGACAGGCTCTGGCAAAGATTAAGAGAGGGGGGTATCCCACATGACAGCAAGGGAGTACATGGCCTATAGCAGGCAGCGGAGTGATAACATTAAGGCCATTATCGCAGAGCATAAACAGCGTAAAGGCATGACCGATGCGATGGTAGCCAAGGCGGCAGGCATCAATCCGGGGACATTCGTCCAGCGAAAACGGAATCCTGGAACGTTCCGGCTGAATGATCTCTGGGCGATCTGCAACGTGCTGGACGTGCCGGAGGAACAGAGAAATACGATCTTATAGGAGGGAATCATGCAATCAGAAGCAATTAAGTACCAGCCCCCAGTGGAGGGTGTTGTAGTCACCCAGGAAGAGGAGCAGCAGATCCTGAAGCTGGGCCGGATCATGAGGGAACAGCTGGATCAGAGTCATAAGGATGTGCGGCTGTTTGGCAGACTGTCTACGGTGATGGCGTTCCTGCTGGGGATGGAGACGGTGCTGCTGTTGGTAGCTGCCGGAATAATAGCACTGTGAGAGGAGGTGAGGACGATGGATAAGGATGCTTGCGGCACTTGCCGTAATAAGAATCGGTGCATAGAACGGAGCAGGATGTATCCGTGCCTGAGTTACAAGAAGAAAAAAGGACCTGCACAGCGGCAACTGTGGTAGATCCAGAAACTAAAATAATCCACCCTTATTATAAGGGGAAATTTGGAGGAATGCAAGATGTCAATGAAGATCAATAAGCTGGAGATCGAGAATGTAAAACGTGTGAAGGCGGTGAAGATCGAGCCGACCGCCAACGGCCTTACGATCATCGGAGGGAAGAACAACCAGGGGAAGACCTCTGTCCTGGATGCGATTGCCTGGGCCCTGGGAGGGGACCGGTACCGTCCGTCCCAGGCACAGAGAGAAGGCTCCGTAATCCCGCCCAACTTACATATTGTTATGAATAACGGCCTGATCGTGGAACGCCGGGGAAAGAACAGCGACCTGAAGGTGACGGATCCGAACGGGAAGAAAGCCGGCCAGCAGCTCCTGAATGAGTTTGTGGAACAGCTGGCCCTGGACCTTCCCAAGTTCATGGAAGCGACCAGCCGGGAAAAGGCCCAGACCCTTTTGCAGATCATCGGTGTGGGCCCAAGGCTGGCAGACCTTGAACGGCAGGAAAAGGAGCTGTATAACGAACGGACCTATATAGGGCGCACGGCAGACCAGAAAGAGAAGTACGCAAAGGAGCAGCCCTATTATCCGGAAGTCCCGTCCGTCCCTGTATCCGCTTCCGAACTGATCCGCCAGCAGCAGGAGATCCTGGCACAGAACGGGGAGAACCAGAGGAAGAGGGAGCGGCGCCACCAGCTGGAGCAGGAATACCAGTCCGTCACGGAACAGATCCAGGCGCTCCTTGCAAAGCAGGGGCAGCTGGAGGCAGACCTTAAGATTGCAAGGGAGACCTCAGAAGGGCTTACGGATCGGTCTACCGCAGAGCTGGAGGAGAATATCTCCAATATCGAGGAGATCAACCGTAAGGTGCGTGCAAACCTGGACAAGGATAAGGCGGAAGAGGATGCCAAAGGATACCGGGAGCAGTATAAACGGCTGACTGCCCAGATCGAGGAGATCCGGAGCCAGAAGACAGACCTGTTAAAAGAGGCGGACCTGCCCCTTCCAGGCCTGGGCGTGGAAGACGGGGAACTGGTCTACCACGGACAGAAATGGGACAATATGTCCGGCTCCGAACAGCTGAAGGTATCCACTGCCATTGTGCGCAGGCTGAACCCGGAATGTGGGTTTGTGCTGCTGGATAAGCTGGAGCAGATGGATCTGGATACCCTGCATGAGTTCGGGCAGTGGCTGGAGCAGGAAGGGCTGCAGGCCATTGCAACCCGCGTATCGACGGGAGGGGAGTGCAGCTTGATCATTGAGGACGGATATGTAGCCGGACAGGAACATCCGGCAGCAGAAGAAAAGAAGGAATGGAAGGCAGGTGTATTTTAAATGGAGATCATCAGAGGAAAACTGCCGGGGGCAAAAAAGGTAGTGGTTTACGGGCCGGAGGGCATCGGGAAGAGTACCTTTGCTTCCCGGTTCCCGGATCCGCTGTTTATTGATACAGAGGGAAGCACCAAGGACATGGATGTAGCCCGGACGGAAGCACCCAGCAGCTGGATGATGCTGATGGAGCAGGTGATGTATGTAAGGAAGCACCCGGAGCTCTGCCGCACATTGGTCATTGACACAGCGGACTGGGCGGAAATGCTCTGCGTTACTCTTCTGTGTGACAAGAACCATAAAAACAGCATTGAGGAGTTCGGCTATGGAAAGGGGTATGTATATCTCCAGGAGGAATTCGGGCGGTTCCTGAACCTGTTGGAAGAGGTGGTAAAGGCAGGGATCCATGTGGTTTTGAACGCCCACGCTAAAATGCGCAAGTTCGAGCAGCCGGATGAGCTGGGCTCTTATGACCGCTGGGAGATGAAGCTGAGCAAAAACGTGGCCCCCATGGTAAAGGAATGGGCAGATATGGTGCTGTTTGCCAATTATAAAACCTTTGTGGTGAACGTGGACGGCCAGGGAGCCCAGAAGGGGAAGAATAAGGCCCAGGGCGGAAAACGGGTCATGTATACGGCCCACCACTGCTGCTGGGATGCAAAGAATCGGTACGGGCTGCCGGAAGAACTGTCCTTTGAGTATGCAGGGATCCGGCATATCATAGAACCCTCCGGGGGGACGGAAAAGGTAGAAACACCGCCGGTTAAAGAGGCAGCTCCGCCAATCCCGCCAGTACAGGCACCACCTGAAACAACAGAACCTCCGGTCAGTAACAAGGGCCATGAGGAGCCTGCAAAGGAAGAGAAAGCAGCGCCACCAGTTAGGAATGAGGGCGTGAATCTGGACCCGAGGATACCCAAGAAGCTGAGGGATCTGATGGCAGCAAATGACGTGTGTGAGTGGGATATGGAAAACGTAGTATTTGCAAAGGGTTATGTCACCGAAGGGACGCCCATCTGGGAATTTGAAACCCAGAACCCGGGAATCATTGATGGGCTTTTAGTTGCATCCTGGGATCAGGTATATGCAGCGATTAAGGAAATGAAGGAAAAAGACGCATTGGTATTTAATTAAACAGGAGGATCAAGATGATGGCAGATTTAGGACAGGAAATTGGATGGGATGACGAGATTGAAAACGAGGGTGCCGATTTTGAGCCGTTACCGGAAGGCACCTATGAATTTGAGGTACGCACGATGCAGAGAGGGAGATTCCCTGGAAGCGACAAGATGTGCGCCTGCAATACTGCGGAACTGACATTAGTGATTGTAGATAATGATGGCAAGGAGCACCAGGTTTTTGAGAGCTTAAAGCTCAACAGCAAGATGGAATGGCTGTTAAGTCAGTTCTTCTTATGCATCGGCCAGAAAAAGAAGGGAGAAGCACTGCGTCCGAACTGGAACGCCGTCCCCGGATCCCGCGGAATGGCGGAGATCACAGTCAATGAATATAAAGACAAGAATGGGAATGCAAAGAAGAACAACCGGGTCGGCAAATACCTTGCCCCGGAACCGAAGCAGTTTAAGGCAGGTGTATTCTGATGGAATTAAGACCTTACCAGGAAGAAGCAAGGGAATCCATTTTTGAGGAGTGGGATAAGGGCGTCCAAAAGACGCTCCTGGTCCTCCCTACTGGCTGCGGAAAGACTGTGGTGTTTGCGAAAGTGGCGGAGGACTGTGTGCGCCGCGGGGATCGGGTGCTGATCCTGGCCCACCGGGGGGAGCTGTTGGAACAGGCAGCGGATAAGATCGGGAAAGCGACCGGTTTGGGATGTGCAACAGAAAAAGCGGAGCAGTCCTGTCTGGGGAGCTGGTTCCGGATCACCGTCGGGTCTGTCCAGACCCTTATGAGGGAGAAACGGCTGGGACAGTTCCCGGCCGGTTATTTTAACACGATCATCATTGACGAGGCTCACCACTGCATTTCAGACAGCTACCAGAAGATCCTGCAGCATTTTGATTCGGCCCATGTGCTGGGCGTGACAGCCACACCGGACCGCGGGGACATGCAGAACCTTGGACAGGTATTTGACAGCCTGGCTTACGAATATACCCTGCCAAAGGCAATCCGGGAAGGATATTTATCCCCGATTAAGGCCCTGACAATCCCGCTGCAGCTGGATTTGTCCGGCGTATCCATGCAGTCCGGGGACTTTAAGGCAGGCGATATTGCAACCGCCTTGGACCCGTACCTGTACCAGATCGCGGATGAGATGGAGAAATACTGTAAAGACCGTAAAACAGTGGTGTTCCTCCCGCTTGTAAAGACCAGCCAGAAATTTAAGGAAATCCTGAATGAAAAAGGATTCCTGGCAGCGGAAGTAAACGGGGAGAGCAGGGACCGGGCGGAGGTGCTGGAAGCATTTGACCGTGGGGATTACAACGTCCTGTGCAATTCCATGCTGCTGACAGAAGGCTGGGACTGCCCGTCCGTGGACTGCGTGATTGTGCTGCGTCCCACGAAGGTGCGGAGCCTGTACAGCCAGATGGTAGGGCGGGGGACCCGTCTCTGCGAAGGGAAGGACCATCTCCTTCTGTTGGACTTCCTGTGGCATACGGAGCGCCATGAGCTGTGCCACCCGGCAGACCTGATCTGCGAGAAGAAGGAAGTGGCCCGGAAGATGACCGAAAACCTGGAGGAATCCGCCGGCTGTCCGGTAGACCTGGAGGAGGCGGAGAAACGGGCTTCCGAGGATGTGATCGCAGAGCGTGAGGAATCCCTTGCCAAGCAGCTGGCGGAGATGAAGAACCGTAAAAAGAAGCTGGTGGATCCATTGCAGTTTGAAATGAGCATCCAGGCGGAAGACCTGGCCGGGTATGTACCTGCCTTCGGGTGGGAGATGGCCCCGCCGTCGGACAGCCAGAAACGGGAGCTGGAAAAACGGGGGATCCTTCCCGATGAGATCGACAACGCAGGGAAGGCAGGCAAGATCCTGGACCGTCTCCATAAGAGGCAGGAAGAAGGGCTCACAACCCCGAAACAGATCCGGTGCCTGGAAAAATACGGGTTCCGCCATGTGGGTATCTGGAGCTTTGAAGCAGGCAAGCATATGATCGACCGGATTGCAGCAATGGGATGGAGAGGGGCGCCTCCGGGTGTGGACCCCGGGACGTATATACCAGAGAAATAAGGAGCAGTAAGACATGGAACATAACCAGTATGACCTGTTGGAGGTCTTGGATCATATAGAACCGGCTGAACTGGATTACCAGCAGTGGGTGAACGTGGGGATGGCCCTGGAGATCGAGGGATACGGCGTGGACGTCTGGGATGCCTGGAGCCGCAGGGACCCCGGTAGGTACCATCCTGGGGAATGCCGGAAGAAATGGGCGGGGTTCCATGGGTCAGGCTCCCCGGTGAGGTTCTTCCGCAATTATCCGTATCATTCACCCTTCGCATACATTAGTTTTGCTGCTAAAAGTGCTTTGCTGCATCTC